GATATTCAAGATGCTTTCACCCGCTTTTTCTACTCTTATAGGCGGCATGATTGGGTTCCTGTCTGGTATCAAACTGATGGCAGATGACGATAGAAACAAGGGAAAATAATGGCACAGTTTGAACCTGCTTTTGAGCAAATGATCAAGGACGAGGGAGGTTACGTCCTTCATAACGTAGAAGGCGACACTGGCGGTATGACCTACGCGGGTATTGCTCGCAACAAAAATCCTAATTGGAACGGTTGGGCGTTGGTTGACAAAAAAGAGTTCGGCGGGTCGCTTACCGGTATGGTTCGGGAGTTTTATCGCATTGAGTTCTGGGACAAGATGCGTGGCAATGAGATTTCCAACCAAGACGTAGCAAACACTATTTTTAACTTCGGTGTAAACGCTGGTATGAGTATGGCGGTCAAGCTGGCTCAGTTGGTTGTCGGCGCTACACCTGATGGCGGAATCGGGGTTAAGACTATTGAAAAACTCAACGCGATCTCGGACGGTCAACGGTTCAAAGAATCCTACGCGCTCGCTAAGATCGCACGCTACGCTGAGATATGCAACAAAAATAAACCGCAATCCAAATTTTTGCTAGGTTGGGTTAATCGTACGTTGAAAGGTTTAACATGAGCTTACTAGCCGTAGGATCAATTATTGAAGCCGTAGGTAAGGTTGCTGGCGACCTAATCACCACAGACAAAGAGCGCATGGAGATAGAGATCGAGCAACGAAAGTTAGATCTTGAAGAGAAGAAGCTAGACATGGCTGGCGATATGGCTCAGATTGAGATCAACAGAGAAGAAGCCAAGAGCAGTAGCTTTTTCGTTTCAGGCTGGCGTCCGTTTATCGGCTGGGGTTGCGGGATAGCCTTTATCTATTCGGCGCTGATAGAGCCCATTTGTCGTTTTGTCGCTACTACAGTGTTTATGTACAACGGTTCATTCCCAACGATTGATACAAACTTGACCATGCAAGTCATGCTTGGTATGTTGGGGTTGGGGGCTATGAGGTCATTTGAAAAGTCTAACGGCGTGGCGCGTAAATAATAGAGCTTGATTATTTCTTAGTAGAGGTTATAATGAAGCGCGAAAAGCGAGGTAACTTATAATGACAGTCGCAGCCGTAATGACGTATGATTCTCTAGTAGAGAATATCCAGTCGTATCTGGAGCGTAACGACACCGCCACTCTAGAAAAGATTCCTCTTTTTATAATGTTGGCTGAGCAAATTATCGCTAGCCAAATCAAGTTTCTTGGTAACTTAACAGTAAACACTAGTACGTTGACCGCAGGACAAGCTACTATTTTGAAACCTGCTCGGTGGCATAAGACTGTATCGTTTAATGTTACAGTTGCCGGCCAGCGTCAACCCGTACTACTTCGTAAGTATGAGTACCTTCGTGAGTACTGGCCAGATCCGACGGCTACAAGCGTGCCTGCTTTTTATTGTGATTATGACTACAACAACTGGTTGATCGCGCCTACGCCTAACTCGGCTTACAACTTTGAAGTGTTGTACTATGAACGTATTCAACCGCTAGACTCGTCTAATCAGACAAACTGGTTTACTACCTACGCTCCTCAAGCGTTACTTTACGGCTCGCTGTTACAAGCGATGCCCTTCCTCAAGAACGACACACGAACCCCGATGTGGCAAGCCCAGTACCAGCAAATTATGGATACGCTGGTTGCTGAGGACAAGCTCCGCATCGCCGATCGTCAAGCCATAGCGGTGGACTCATGAGCTATGTATCACCCTTTACCGGCGATGTAGTCCAACCAACGGACGTAAGTTTTAGAGCGTTTAATTTAAGCTCTAACTTAACGCTATCGTGGCCAATCAACGGCAACGCAACAGACAACTACGCAGCGCGTATTATGGATGTAACGCCTACGGGCGCGGGTTACTCATTGTCCATGCCTCCGGCGAATCAAACGTCAGTAGGTACAGATGCTCTTATACGTAATCTAGGGGCGGTAGCGTTTACGGTAAAAGACTACACAGGCGGCACGATCATTAGCATCCCCGCAGGAACTGCTCAATACATTTACCTGACTACAAACCCTAGTACAGCAGGCACATGGGGCGTGATTGCTTTTGGGGCAGGTTCCTCTGGAGGAAACGCTTCTACGCTTGCTGGTTACGGGTTGGTTGCTAGCGGAGCTACACTTAATCAAAGTCACCCCTCGGCAGCTATTACAACAGGTACAACGTTCGCCGCCACTGATAGAGCTCAAACTCGAGTATGGAGTAGCGGTGCAGGAGTAGCGACTCTACCTGCTGCGGCAACTTTAGGTAATAACTGGTTCACACTATTCAAAAACAACGGTACTGGATCTTTCACGATCTCTTGCACGGGTGCTGAGTTGATTGATGGCAACTCTACCAAGACGTTTAACCCTTCTGAATCAGCTTTTATCGTATGCATAGGAACTGCGTATGTCACGGTCGGGTACGGAGTTAACTCTTCGTTTGTATTTACTTCACTTGTAAAGAACGTAGTTTCTGGAAACTATTTGCTCACCGCAAGCGAGGCGTCAAATACTATTCAAGAGTACGTCGGTAATCTGACAGGAAACGTCACCCTCACCTTTCCCCCGATCGTTAACTTGTACGTGATATCAAATCAAACTATTGATAATGGCTACACTTTAACGGCTACTACGGGTCTTGGTTTTACAGCTACTATACCCCCAGGACAACAAGCTACGCTGGTTTGTGATGGCACAAACTTTTTGAACGCTAACACTACGCAAGCTGGCGCTACCACTATTAGTTTAGTGGATGGTACTGTAGGTACTCCGGCAATGAATTTTTCAGCGGAAACTAGTACGGGTATTTACAGACCTAGCGCAGGACAGTTGGCTATATCGGTGCTCGGCGTAAAACGTCTTGGAGTGACCGCTACCGGCGTGTCTGTTACTGGTTCAGGTACGTTTACCACAGGTATCGCCGGAGGTACCTTTACATGACGGCAAAGGTTTTTGCTCTTGACACTAAACCAGGCATTCAACGCGATGGTACGGTGTTTGACAAACAGTTTTACAACTCTGGACGCTGGGTTCGTTTTCAACGCGGACGTCCTAGAAAAATTGGCGGCTATCGGCAAATCACCGCTTCTCTAGCCGGACCTTCTCGCGGCGTATACCTAAACCCGCAGCAGAACTTTAATAACGTATTTAATGGATACTCTGGAGGTCTGCAACTCTTACCTATTGACAACAACGGCGTGGGTTCGGGTATTACAGATTTGACTTTGTCAGGCTTCACGGCTAACGCGGATAACCTCTGGCAATTTGATACGTTTTCAGACGTTGCCGGTTCTGGAAACAATCTGTTACTAGCCCATCCTGGTCAAAACCTTACTCTGATTGATAATAACATCAACACAAAAGTTTTAGGCGGCTCGGTGACGGGTACAAGTTTGAGCCCTATCGGTATATTTACAGATTCTGTATACTTGAATAGTACAACGACAATGTACCTTTCAACGCAGGATTTTCAAATCGGCGCGGGTCAATCTATATCTGGAACAGGTATTCCTTCTAACACTACCGTTGTTTCAGCTAGTATAGCTTCTCCGGTTTTGAATGCTGTAGCGGTAACTGGAATCGCGGGACAATGCTCTTGCACTTCTACCTCTGGACTCTATATAGGACAGACTGTTCGAGTGACAGGAACTTCCACAGGAACCGCTACGGGGATAACCTCAGGTGTAACGTACTATATCATCGCTACCAATTACGCAACGACATTTACTTTGTCAGCGTCTTCGGGTGGCGGTGCGATTGTCACAACGGCAGGAACAACTACGGGCTTAGTCTTTACATTAGGTCAAGTACAAAACATCGTGATCTCAGCCGCCGCTACAACTTCTGGCGCTTCTACAATCACTTTTGACAATAACATATCGGTATCAGGCGGCGTAGTTTCTCTGCATCCTTACGTGTTTGTGTACGGTAACAATGGGCTGATTAAAAACTGTGCAGCTAGTAACGTCAATGATTGGGTATCGGCTGATGCTAATGAGGTAAACGTAGCTACAGGAAAGATCGTACAAGGCTTGCCCGTTCGCGGCGGATCTAACGCTCCATCAGGACTATTTTGGTCTTTGGACTCTTTGATTCGAGTATCCTACATCGGCGGTACAGGTACCCCACCTCAGTACTGGCGCTATGATTTAATTTCTAGTCAGTCATCTATCCTATCCTCGCAGTGCGTGATTGAGTACGACGGTATTTATTATTGGTGCGGTGTTGACCGCTTCCTGTTGTACAACGGTGTTGTAAAAGAAATACCAAACAACATGAACCAGAATTACTTTTTTGATAACCTCAACTACGCTCAGCGTGAGAAAGTTTGGGTGTCTAAAGTTCCTCGCTTCGGTGAAATATGGTGGTTCTATCCTCGCGGCAACGCGACTGAATGTACTGATGCCATTATTTATAA